CGTCGCAAGTAACGAAGCTCAGACGACTTACTTCGTATTAGACAAGGCGGTGAGATATTAATGCCACTCGTACCGGATTTTAGCGAAGAAGAATTGGCGGAACTACTCGCCGAAACCGCAGAAGACGTCATTCAACCATCGAAGACGTATAAGCTCGACTTTGAAAACGGGCGACTAGGCGGATTCATTGACGAAAAAGAAGCGTTACAGCAAGCCGTTCACAAGGCGTTAGTTACAGCCCGTGAGCGGTTTTTAATTTATACGGACGAATACGGATGTGAAATCGAAGACCTCATTGGAGCCAGCGTAACGAGATCGTTTGTTGAAACGGAAATCCCGCGCGTTATCGAGGAAGCGTTAATCTACGACGATCGTATCGAAAGCGTGAACGATTTAACGGTTACGGCTGCAGGCGACACGGTAATCATTTCGTTTTCTATCACGGATAGCAACGGCGAAGAAATCACATTCGACGAATTGGAGGTGACGTAATGACTATATTTGACGGCGAAACGTACGAGGCGATTCTTGAACGAATGCTAGCGCGTATCCCTTCCGACTTTGACAAACGAGAAGGTTCCGTTATCTACGATATGATAGCGCCTGCCGCGCTTGAGCTGGCGCAAACATATGCGGAAATGGATAACGTTCTCGACCTAGGATTTGCCGATAGTGCTTACGGTGAGTATTTAGATCGCAAAGTAGCCGAGCAAGGAATGACTCGTAAAGAAGCGGTTAAGTCAACCGGCATACTGACGTTTTATGGACTTGAAGGAACGGACATTCCGGCAGACACTCGCGTTAGTACAGTCGACGGTATTTATTTCGTAACTACTGAAACCGTAACGATTACAAACGGCGTAGCAAAGGCGGAGGCTGAAGCGGAAGTCGGAGGTGCTGACGGAAACGTTGGCGTAGGTGAAATCACGGACCTCGACGACAGCGATATCGACGGCCTTACTAGCGTAAATAACGACGTAGAGTTTACGGGCGGTTTTGACGAAGAATCAGACGAACTACTTTATACACGATATCAAGAACATGTAAGTCGTCCGATTACTAGCGGAAACAAGTATCAATACGAATCCTGGGCGAAGGAAGTTAACGGTATCTATGACGCCAAGTGTTATCCGTTATGGAATGGTCCCGGTACCGTTAAAGTCGTTCTTGTTAACGAAGATAAGCGGAGCCCTTCACAGTCCGTTATCACAGCAGCGGAAACGTATATCGAAAGTGTACGGCCGATTGGCGCAGACGTTACGGTACTCGGCGTTTCTGAGATTCCGATTGATGTAACCGCAAAACTAACGTTAGTTGACGGCGCTTCTATCGACGACGTGACCGGCTTAATTATTTCGAACATTGACACGTATTTAAAAACCGTAGCGTTCGAGCAGACGACCGTACGTTACTCGCAAATCGGAAACGCAATCCTTGACGCTGAAGGCGTTGTCGATTACGCAGATTTAAAAGTTAACGGATCAGTCGGAAATATTATCACAGCTAGCGACGAAGTGCCCTTTGTAGGCGCAGTTGTCGTAACGCAAAACTAAGGAGGAATTTCGATGACAGCAATGAGCGATTATTTAGAAAACGCGTTGATTAACGCAACCTTACGCGGGCAAGCATATACAGCACCAACAACGGTATACATGGCGCTATTTACTAGTGACCCTACAGACGCAGGAACAGGAACGGAAGTATCCGGCGGAGCATACGCACGTCAAGCAATCGCATTTTCAGCACCAACAAACGGCAGTACTACAAACTCAGCCGACGTACTATTTCCGGTCGCAACTGCCGGATGGGGAACGGTAAGTTACTTCGCTATCTATGACGCAGCAACTTCGGGCAACATGCTCTATCAAGGCGTACTAACCACAGCGAAAGCTATTTCGTCTACGGACCAATTAAAAGTAGCAGCCGGCGATATTACAATTACGTTAGCGTAAGGCGGTGTATTAAATGGCGATTATAACGCTTGGCACAAATACGCTACAAGCGAGAGCAACCGTACAAGGAAAAGTACGGTCTATTTATCGTTCCACAAGTAGTATATCCGGAAAAGCAACGGTCCAGGCGAAAGTAATCCGGCGACTTAAAACAGGCGCTACTCCTTCAGGGGCAGCGTCTACAGTCGCTAAAGCTAGCGCTGTTAGATACGTAAAGGCTAGCGTATTAGCTAACGCTACGATTTCAACGAAGCAGTTCACGCTACGTAAATACGTTAAGGCTAACATCAAGGCTACAGCGCAGGCGACCGGTAAGTTTACCGTATTTAAAACAGTCAGCGCCAACATTAACGCAAGCGCAACCGTAACAGCTTACCGTACGGACCGCGACAACCTCTACGCGATGAAAGATTACTTGCCGAAGTATTACAACGACATTCAAGAGGCTATGCGGATTATACAGACGGAAGCGAACGAAGTAACGAAAATACGTGCTGAACTATCGAGAGTATACGATCAATTCTTCGTTAACAGCAGCGACGTTACGCTCGACCGTTGGGAGAAAATCCTCGATATCGAATATACGCCGAACCGTAGTTATGGGTCGAGACGACACTACATTAACGCAAAGCTTAGGGGCGCAGGAACAACAACGAAAGAAATGTTATCCTCCGTCGTTAACTCGTTCTATGGTTCGGCAGTAACCGAAAGAAATGCTGACAACGAAATCCACATCAAGATTACGGGCAAGCGAGGCGTACCGAAAAACATACCGGACATCCAAGACGCAGTAAACGATATTGTTCCGGCGCACATCTTACCGACTTACGGCTTCTCCTTCGTACCATGGACAGAGGTCGAAGCGTCAGACATGCGATTCGAAGATGCGAATGCTTATACGTGGGAAACGTTGCAGAAGTCTTATCCGCAGGCTCCGATTACTTGGTCGGCAATAGAAGATACGACACAGGCGGACACGGACGTTATGCAATTTAGCGAAGTAGATACGAGATTAGAATTTGATTAAGGAGGCGGTGATATGGCGACATACAAAACACCGTATTTAGACTTGAATACATGGGCGCCAACTGACAACGTTGACCGCGAAGAGTTTAACGCCAACTTCAACTTAATAGACGGCAGTTTGCTCGATACTATTACGAAGCTCGGCTCGGTGATGCGTCGCGTAGTTAATACGGTCGCTGAATTAAAAGCGACAAACTTTAAAGCGGGCGACTATGCTAAAACGCTAGGATTTTACGCAGCGGGTGGCGGTGGGGAAGCCGAATACATCATCAAAAGCGATACACAAACAGCAGCGAACGGAATGTCGGTTATTCAATTAGATAACGGACTCAAAGCGTTCTTACAATACAATCGACGAATCGACGTCTTACAATTAGGCGCAAAGTCAGACCGGGGCGCAGACGCAAGCCCGGCGATTCAACATGCGCTAGATTTGCTCGCAAACAAAGGCGGACGCGTTATCGTGCCAGACGGCGATTATAACCTAAACACGGCGCTTGTCATCGGATCGTATACGTACTTACTAATGGGGAAAAACGCTCGCATTTATCGTACTGGCGCAACCGAGTCGTTTATTAACAACGGTAAGACAGGCGACAACTATGCAAGCTACGGCGGTCCTCATCACATCGTTATTAAAGGCGGAATCTTGGACGGAAATGTTCTTAGTCAGTCGGTTGGGCTTTATGGCTTCGGCGGTATTAACATTGCGCATAGTCACGACGTTATTATCGACGGTGTTGTTATTAAAGATATCGCCTACTCGCATCCAATCGAAGTTAACTCGACTAAAGGCGTACTTATTGAAAACTGCGAATTCCTCGGCTATCTCGACCCTACTGGCGGAAGCAGAAACTTCGCGGAAGCTATTCAGTTAGACTCCGCAACTCAGGCGGGCTTCCCTGGATGGGGCGCATGGGACGGAACAACAACGAAAGACGTAACGATTCGCGGCTGTAAATTCGGTGCAAGCGGTACAGCAGGAACGAGCCCTATTTTCGTAGGTATTGGCGGCCACTCCGCAGTTCACGATATTTATATCCAAGACGTTCTAATCGAGGACTGCTATTTCGAAGGTCAAACGTATGCAGGCATTCGCTCTTTCAAATGGAAAAACGTAACGGTCCGCAATAACCGATTCGTAAGCTGCGCTTCGCCTATTTTATTCGAAATCCCTACGCCAAACTCTTCGAATACGAAAGATTTAGCCGGCGTACAGAAAACGTCAACACAGCCGTCGTCAGGTATTAAGATTCTCGATAACGTGATTACGCAAGTAACAAGCGGAGACGGAATCCGAATCGCCGGTCAAGGGACGGACGTTCTTTATCCTACGACGTATATTTCCGACGTTGTTATTCGCGGCAATACTGTCGTAGAAGCTCCGACTACTAGTAACGCTATTTCGATTAGTTACTGTAAAAGCGCTCGCGTCTACGATAACTATGGCGAAAATGCACGACGTACAGTTTATGCGTTTGGATGCGCAGAACTTAGCGTTTGCGACAATTCTGGCACGGATCTTAAAACAAACGTCGTTTACGTGGCGAGCTCCAAAGGCGCTAAAATCTACGACAACATGACCGACTACTGCGGCGAACACGGAATCTTAATCGATAACTGTTCGAACTTCAAAGCGAATAACAACTACGTAGAAGGCGCCAGTAAATCCGCGTCACTTCAATTTAACGGAATCCACGTCACAAACGGAAGTACAAACGGACGTGTTTACGAAAACACTACGCGGAACGACATGATGGAAACCGGAATGAACTACGGACTTCGTATCGTAGCAGGCTGTTCGAATGTGAAGACGTTGGATAACGACCTCGAAGGGATTACGGGATCATTCCGTAATGATATGGCGACTGTGGGCGATTCGTTTTATATGTACTCAACCGGTACGAATATTCGCTTCAAAATCACCGTTGCAGACAACGGAACAATTAGCGCAGTACAGGCGTAACAGGCTCGCATTTAATTGCGGGCTTATTTGCGTTTTAACAACGAAGGGAGTCGATTAAATGGCATCGAATAAAACGCCGAATTACAATTTAGATATATGGGCTGAGACAGACTATTTTAAGCGAACAGAACTGAACGGAAACTTTACGAAACTAGATACAACAATTAAAGACAATAAAAGTAAAATTGATGATTTGTCAGCAAATGTTAGTGCTCAAAATGCAGATAGAGCAGCAAAAAACATTACAGATGATTACATTAACGTACTAAAACCGCCAGCTCCATTTTCACCGTTACAGATTGGGATTAATTCTTCATATAAAGACTCTAACTCAACAAGATTACAAGCTCTATTAGATAACTTAGATGTGTTAAAAATACGTAAATTATTCTTTCCGTTTGGTGTTTACTATTTCGGAACTGGATTGATTGTTAAACACACTAAAGTTCAATTCATAGGTGTATATAATGATATTGATGTTAGACACGGTACGCAACTTGTTTACTTTGGTAGTGGAGCATTCTTTACTTTCGGTACCGAAATCCCTCAATCACAGTATGGAGATAATTTATATTCAGGTTTAGAAGATATAGCATTCAAAAATCTAATGTTAGAGGGCGGTTCAGCGGATACCAATTTAAATAACTCTAGTTTAAATAAGTACAAAGCAGGAAGTCGAGGTATACAAGACAATGGAGGAGGGTCTCTGACATTAGAGAACACTACTATACAACGTTTTGAATACGGAGCATATCTTGTTCAATCAGATTTTAACAAGTGGAGCAACTCTAAGTTCCTCTACAATAAGACAGGGGTATATATTAGTTCACGTTCAGACCAAAACATTTGGACTAGAGCTGATTTCACCATGAACGAATTAGCAATTTGGGTAGACGGACCTATGAACCTTACTTTATACAGCCCGAACTTTGTTAAAAATGGAGCCGGTGGCAGTTATGGTGATATCGAGTCCGTCAAAGTTACTAACGGTAGTATCACTATATACTCGCCCTGGATTGAAAGTTACAATTTAAGAGTTAATGAAACCCTGCCATGCTTTATTCGTGCGGGAGTTGCTGTTGGGTGGAATAACACTTTAACGAGCTGTAACGTAAAAGTTTACAATCCTCTTGTTACAGCGGGGTTAAATAACTTAATTGAATTTAATAAAGCTGTTGTTGCAGTCGAAGGGATTCAAGAAGTTTCAAAAGACATAAACGCATTGGCATATAAAAAAGGTTCAGAAGTTGGTTCTTTCTTTTATTATCTAGGGAGTACGCTTTTCGACCAAACGAAGATACTAAAGCAAGATGCCGATGCGACTAACGGGTCTAAAAATGGAATCATGGCCGCCTACAACCAAATGCGGTTCAGTGGTCAACGTTTTTATTTTGAGCATCCAACTAACTCATTACAAACTATTTACTTCGAGGGATCAAACGATAACCAATTTTCCCTGAGAACAGGCACAAAAGATATATTCTATAACGTAAAAAAAACCACACTCGAAAGATCTTTGTATCCTACAAGCGGAACATACGAACAAGGAGACTACTGTAAAAATAATGCACCTCAAGAGTTAGGTACTACAGGGAGTAAGTATTTGATTTTAGGGTGGATGTGTACACAGTCAGGTTCACCTGGCGTTTGGAAAGAATGTAGAGTTCTGACTGGTGGATAACAATAAGCAAGGAGAGTGATCTCCTTGCTTATTTATGCAGAAATCTTCTCTAAGTCTTTTACTTTAGGCATATTCCCTAAAAAAAGAAAATCTGCAAATTTCAAATTATTTACTATCAATAAATAGAACAATACCGAAAACGCAAAACCATTCACTGAGAATACGATCCAGTTATATTCACCAAAAACGCTCTTCAAAATAACGTTTATCGGAAAATGCAAGTACATGATAGGTAAGGAGATTAAACCCAGCCAGTTTAAAGCGTTAGAGAATCGCAACCTCACTAAATGGTAGCTAATAAAACAAATAAAAGCAGATATGATTAAAGGTATTATCGCGTCAAAAAATAAATTATGGTAAAAATGTTTTTTCATATCAAGTGAGTAGGAAAACACATTAAGAATATCGCCTATCACTAATAAAAATAATAGCAATACACTTATTAATCCGTACTTTACATTTGAAAACAATTTAACACCTGACATTTTTTTGAAATAAAATCCTACAGCGAAGTAAAATGTACTAACTAACGCTACATCAAAATTCCAAGGTAAGGGGAATAACCTATCTGTTAAAAATATAGATTGTATATGCCCGATAATAAATAAAAGGGAAACGATAGCAATTTGCGTTTTTATCGACTTGAAAAATAGTGTAATAGATGCGAATACTACTTGTGTTACCAACAGACATGTAATAAACCAAAATACTGCAAAAGCTCCACCTATTTTTTCTCCTCCGTAACCTAATTTTAGGCATTCTATTAGGAAGTCGACTATACCAAAGTTACCAGAGATAATTCTATCAAAATTAATAGCTAAGATAATTAATAAACCAAAAGATATGTAAGGGACCATCAGTTGTAAAAATCGTCTTTTTATCCAACTAATTAATTTACGCTTATTACTAATTTCTTTAAATGTATAACCACTAAGAATAAAGAATAGAGGCATATGAAACCAGAAAAAATAATGACCTGCAAACTCATTGCCGGAATGACCTATAATTACTAATATAATACCTAAACCTTTAGCTACATCAACCCATGTTTCTCTATTTTTCTGCAAAATGTTCGTTTCCTTTCTATAGTAGGTTAGTAATATTTTATCAGAAAATTTCTAATTATAAACAGAAAAACACAAAATTTATCAATTTTTCAACATCTTTATAAACTAGTTAAATACTGCCTTATTGGAATGTGTTTTTTACAAAGGTTAAAAGGAGGTGCGCAAATTGTCCGAACCAACTAATCGAGAGTTTGACGTAGCAATCGCATTAGCTCGTCTTGAAACGAAGTTAGACTGGGCGATGGAATCACGCAGCAAAGCGGAAGAGGCTGAGAAGAAAGCGGAACAAGGAATAGCCCTCGCAAATGAAAACGCAAGAGACATCTCGCAATTATCTACAACGATTAAATGGGCGATTGGTATCGCGGTTTCACTATTCGTAGGAATAGGCGGAATCGTAGTATCAATCGTTTTTTAATTGCGGTCGGACAGCCGCGCCTCTCTCTCCAAAGTATTGCGGCGCCGACACTACGCTTATTATACGATTAAAATTGAACGAAGGGAAGATGCCGAATGAATATTATCGAAAACTTAATCAGCGGTAAAAACCGCCCTGGTACGAAAATAGATGCGAAATACCTCGTCATTCACTGGACGGCTAATACAGCGAAAGGTGCAGACGCAGACGCCAACCGTAATTACTTTAACCGTAAGTCTCGCGTCGTAAACGGCGTTCATTACGAATTAGGAAGTAACGAAAAGTTCCGCGCAGCAAGCGCTCATTACCTCGTAGACGACCATAAAATCGTGCGCGCATTACCTGAGAACGAAATGGGTTATCACGTCGGAGCTAAATCGTATAGACATCCGAGCTGCCGTAACTCTAACTCGGTCGGAATCGAAATGTGCGTAAATGAAGGTAGCGACTTCACTAAAATGCGCGCCAACACAATCGAACTAGCAGCCGATGTATGCCGACGTCACGGAATCGACCCGTCTACGCACATGATTCGCCATTACGATGTAACCGGCAAAGATTGCCCGCACTTCTACGTTGTGGATCCTGCAGGTTGGGCGCAATTCAAAGCGGAAGTCATCGCGAAAGTAAAAGGTGGAAACGTTTCCGAAATCAAGGTCGAAGTTGAAGCCGAAAGCACTGTCGTTAAATTAGGTTCGAAAGGTGAAGCGGTAATTGATGTGCAGGCGAAACTAACTTCGCTTGGTTTTGATCTCGGAACTGTTGACGGAGTAGTAGGCGCTAAGACAGTCGCAGCAATTAAGGTGTTTCAAAAAGCGAACGGCTTAGACGCAGACGGAATCGCTGGACCTAAAACAATCGCAAAACTAGCGGACTTAATTGACGCAAAAGCGAAAGCAGAAACTAAACCGGCAGAACCTACGAAAGTTGAACCGGCGAAAGAAATGCCGAAGGTTACTTCACTTGGCGACAAGTATTCCGTTCAAGTTAAAGCGAAAGTAGCGACTGGCGTATACAAGAACGCTGACGTTAGCGAAAAGACTAAAACGTTAAAAGCCGGCACAGTATTTAGCGTTTACGGTTATACTACTGCAGTCTGGGCTGTTCCTGGCGGATTCGTTCAAATGAAAGACGTTGAGCCGGTTGCGGTTACGATTAAAACTGGCGGACTAAATCCAACGATGGAAGCTGACTTCCGTACGTACTTGAAGAAAATCGGCTTAGATGGCGCTTTAAACTTAGCGAAAGGCGGAAATCCGAGCGCAACGATTACAGCAAGCGGACTGGACCTCGTTAAAGTGCGTAAATTCCTCGACGAGAAAGGCTGGTACTACAAATGAAATTCCGATTCGAATATGTAATCGCGGTAATGGTGCTCACGATTTTAGGTGCGGCGCTTTTTTATTTTGACGACTCAGAAGTACGCAACACGATTATCACAGCGTTGGTCGGCGCGTTATCGGCAATCACAGCGTACTTCTTCACGAAGCATAATCCGAATAATAAAAACGACGATTGAAATATTTGAACGATTGCGAATCTTTTTTCGCTTTCGTTCGTACATAGTATTATAATTAGAAACGGAGGAGATTTCGATGAGTTGGAAGTCAATGTTTCGTCAGCGCATTACGTTGGATATTTTAAGCGGAGGACACGTATTAACCGATAAAATGATACCGGTACCGATTCGCCATGCAAGCCTCGTCAAAGGCGACAAGCCAGGAGAAGTTATTACGGAGTTACCTTTCGCAGATAAAAAGCGCTGGACGCTCGTTAATATCGAATGGGCGCAGTCGGGGAAACGTAGCGCAGGCAAGGCGGCTGGCGGAGCAATCGCAGGCACACTCGTCGCAGGACCGTTAGCCGGAATCGCTGGCGCTGCGGTAGGCGGACGACGTAAAGACACATCGAAAGCCTACGTTTATCTGGTTGGCGAAGATGGCGTAGAACATGCGCTTCATATACACTGCGATCAAAAACAATACGTAATGATTTCGGCAATGCTCGGATGAAAATAAGCGCCCTTTAACGGGGCGCCTTTTGTTTGCTTGGCGGAGGCGACATGGTTGCGATGAAAGGTTTTTGTACACCGTCACCTGCCCGCCATATATTAATCGCCGTAAACTGTTTTAACTTTATTCCGTCCTCTATTGCGAAAGGTGCTATTTCCTCAGATAAATCGCTGAACGTTTTCTTCGATGAATTATAAATCGTATAATGCGGACCTGCTGACTTTATAATTTCCGTTAAATCTCTCGGTATTTGTTCCCAAGAATGAAATAAGAAACAATAACCTACACGCCATTTACGACTTTCTACTGTAGCTGATTTCCAAGTTTTCGCTGATTTCAAGAACTGGTGCGGTTCATCGAGTAATACAAAGAACGGATGTTGCTTTTCGCGCAGAGTCATAGCTAAATCTATTTTTGTCGTAAGTAAGTTAACGACTAAATTTACGATCTCATCTCCGAGTTCTTTTTTCGGTACATGAAAGATGACCGCTTTCTTTTGCGACATTAGTTCGACCATATCTACGCCTTCTTCAGCGTCCATACATTCGCTTAGATATTCATCACCAAGTATGACGTCTAATCGATTAAGTATTGGCGCGAATATTTGCCCCTGTCTATTCTCCGTATGTTTTCCGAAGCTCTCAATCGTTGTCTTATGAATACTCGGTTTCATTTTCGAAATACAATCGTTTCTATAATCCTCGTCCTCAAATATACGGATTATCTCGCTTAAACGAGGTGTTTGCATCGCCACAACTGCTGCTCGTAAATAACGAGCCGTCTGCCCGCCTGCTTCTAAATCTCCGCCGCTAAAAAATCCGATAATTGTGTTCGCCAGTCTATTCTTAGCTTTCGCTGAATGATTAACCTCTCGCCAGTCTAACGCAATCGGCTTCGTACCTAACTGTACGTGTATAATTTCATCGTCTGATAGTTGCGAACTTACTTCTTCGTATATTTCTCCCTTCGCTGGATCGACTGCAATTGCTCCGAATCCATTTCTTACCGCTTGCACTACGAAATTAGACGCGTATCCTCTCGTTTTCCCGCTTCCCATAGACCCTATAACAACACGCGGTAGACATAAGAAGTCATGGTTATTCGTCGGAAAATAAACCGGCTTATATTGCTTCTTATACGTAATGTCGCCGAAATACATGCCCGACTTAGTAAACAACGCCGGTACTTCCGTTTCCAGTTGTGCGATATTCGGAATCTTATACGTATCTTGCAACTCGCTAGTTGGCAGTAAATGTAGACGGCTAATTTCGTCAATACTGAAGAAATCCTTCGGTCCAATCGCAGATAACTTACGACTAGTCATATTGCGGAAAGTACGCTCCGGATTAGCTACGCTTGACGTCAGCATGTTATCGCCGTCCAAGTCACGGAAAGCTGTCGTTACCATTCGCATGATTGCATTCGCCCGAGTATTATCGTCAGCAACTACGGCAACTCGGATTTGCACTTCGTAAGCGTCTCCGCGTGGTTTCGTAAGTGTCGCATTGCTAAGACGTCCATCACGAAGAATCATCGCACGCTCACCGCCGTCTAAGTTAATCGGATCAAGCTCATCGCCCGTAATCAATTCGCTAACAATGCTCGCCGCTCCATAAGCCGTTTTAGCTAGCGCCTTCACGACCGTCTTATTAACGGACTTCTTATCGATTTGAAACTTCGTCGGCATTTCGCCACGCTTAAACTTTTCGTATGCTTCAGACGCGCCAACGAACCAATCACGGTGCGCCGGCGTTGCAATCGTCTGAATGTAGACGGCTTCTCCTTCGTTCATAAAACGTACGCTCTCTAACGTACTTATAAGTGCTCCTAATGTGCGTTTATCTACTCGTAAGCTAAACATATAGTGGCGCTCATACGAAAGCGTACAGGCGATTCTAGGCGTCTTACTGAACGGTTCCGCTTCGACAACTTCGACGGCCGCCTTTCGCCAAGCTGTTTCGATTGCTTTTTTCGCTAAGTCTTTATGTTCGGCGGGAATCGTTACGAAATAGCGGGTGTTTTCTTTTTCGACTACAGTTTCGAAGGAAAGGAACGGCGCAGTGTTAAAACCGCGTCCATTCCAGCGCTCTAGCGGCGAGGTGTATTGGCAGAGGGATTTCGCGAGTTCTTCTACGTTCTTGTTATCGAGGCGGCTGTCTGGCGTAATCTGCAGCGTCTTCATGGCGCGCTTATTGTTTTTCCGACTTCCATTAGAATGCTCATGATTCCCGGTATGAACTGCATTCCGATGAATCCCAACGCTGCCCACTTGATTAGATGTAGGCCCTTCGATTTGTTTCCGGTCATTATTACAAGAAATCCGGCTGTCATCATCACAAACCCTAACGGATAAGCCATCGCTGAAATCACTTCGATTAGAGGATCGAACGAGTGAATGATTTTGTCTTGGATGGCGTTTGCTGGACCGGCTGCACTCGCCGCCGTAGCGAACTGTGACAGGGCGAGCGTCGATAATGTCGCCGGTATAAACTTGCGCGTCACCTCCTGCGTTGTTTCCTTTTGTGCTAAAAAATCGCTGACACTTCCGACAGTTACCGTTTTTGGAGCAAAGATTGACATACCCATGATGTTTATTCCTCCTTAGTATTGAACATAATAACCGTAAGACAAAGAAACGAGGTGTTCGCGTAATGATTATCGGTGGATTATTGATCGTCGGTGGAGCTACGTTAATCGCGTTGAAGGCTACGGGAGTACTTTAATTAGTTGGACGAAAAGGTCGCGGCGACTGTTGAGATGATGTTCGTACTTGCTGCGGCTTTTTTGCGTCGTTTTGAGGCTTTTTAATCGCTTCTTTACGTTTGATATCTTCGGCGATTAAACGCTTGACATAGCCGCTGAAATTGCGTCGTGAGACGTGCTTCCAAAGGTCTTTCTCCTCCGGGTTCTTAACGTTGAATGCGACTGACTTTACGCGCTTATCTGCGGTCATACTATCGACTCCTTTTAGGCTTCCGCCCGGTAATACTTTATACTATGCACTTGGTAATACCGGTGTGACTAAAAAATTAACGCCGTCTGCAATTTTTGTTAATCACGCTAACACTAACGCTTGCAAGCGACGCTCTTAGTAGTAGCGTATGAGCGCCCGCCTAAAATGTTGCGTGTCTATACGGAACTTTGCTCGGATTAATTTTCGACCACATGCGGTAGGACTAAAAAAGCGACCATGATGGCCGCCGTAGTATTACTGTATTTATTCGAATTCCACACCAGTAAATCCCGGTCGTTTCTTCTTTTTTTTCTCTGGCTTCGGCTGCTCTACCGGCACGGCCGTCGGCGCCTGCCCGAAGTTCACCTGCGGAAAATATAATCGCGGCGAATCTCCGATATAATCCGCATACATACGTAACGCCGATCTTACCGCCTCTGACTTGCGATCTTTCGGCAGCTTATCGAGTTTCTCAAACAACGCCACAATGTCGTGGTCCAATTCGTCGTCATACGAAAGTTGATAAATTTTACGCGCCATTACTCATCGTCTCCTACTAGCGATTTACCATAGCGATAAAAACCTTCTACGTTGGCCGTCTGCGGACTCTTAACGATTTCAGCGTCAGGAATTAGCGATTGTAAGCGTTGACCTAATTGCGTAGCGCCGCCGCCAGTTAATAAAATGCGGTCGAATCGTTCCCACGTTTTCCAGCGTCCGATGATTTCCGTCTTTAACTCGGCCGCCACTTCG